AACCAACCTGACTTGGGGCAACTACTCCTGTTTGTAATGCTATTTTCTTTAATGAATTCTCAAACTGAGGATCAAACCACGGACCAGATTTAGCAACCATTCTATTACTATCTCTTTCTCGACTCTCTCTATTAAGTCTTGTTTTCTCCATATCAGGATCAAATCCAAATTTAGTTTGTAATAACTCATCACTAATAAGATTACGATCAGCCAACTGAACCAATAAAGCTTTTTCACTATCTTCGTTGCTTAAATCCATTTTATCAAATTCTAATTTAGCAGGGTACTTGAAACCCATTGCTTTCTGAACAAGAGCAATTTCTTCTTCCCAAAATTCTATTAATCTGTCTCGACCATATTGAAGTCTTTGAGTAAGGGTCTTTAAGCTAATGAAATTATTTGTTGTTCCTGCTGCACCAAATGTTCCTGTTAATGTAGGAGGAATACCTAATCCTGCATATATTGCATTAAGGTGGGGAATATATTTGCCTTCTCCCAAGAAATTATGAACATTGGTATTGCTTTCCATTAATTCTATATCTGGCCCCCAAATCAAATCCATGGTTCCTCCGCCAACATTATTACCAAGGATCTGGGCAAGTTTGGATGTGGCTGCTTTGGTTGGAGCAATTTTATGCTCTAAGCTACCTAATTTAAAAATTCTAATATTACTAATAGCACCGTCAAGAGCTGCCATGTCAGCTAATTTAAGCTTCTCAACAACTGTAATATCGTCCATGATAGCATAGATCATAGGATATGCCCATGCTTGCCAATCGTCTTTTTTATAATGAAATACTAGTGTCTTATCGTAATCAAGAGGATATGGTTTCTTGTTTTTAGCAGCTTCTATGATTTGTGCAGGTAGGTTCTCGATAACTCTCTTTTCGTTTTCTGTTTTGGGATTATTAATAACCTTGCGTAATGAGGCTGGTAAAATTAATTCGTATGTTTTATTGTTTAAGAATGATGATAATGCACCAGCAGATACCTCAACGCAAACAGGATCTATAAAAGTATATTTCCATGGGATTTCTCTTTTTTCAACACTAATTTCTGGAAGTTCATTCAGCTGCATGTCTGCTGTTCCAAGGGCTTTATATAATTTATCAGCAACTTTTATGCTTATCTTTGCTGTTCGTCTGTCTATAACTATGTTGCCGCTTTTATATAGATTATTAAGAAATCTTTCGCTACGATCTTTGCCATTTATCTTCTTAAACCATCTTCTATAAAATCTTTCTATTCTTTTATTTCTATGAACTAAACGGATACCCTGACTAGCAAAATCGCCCATAAGATCTATTACGTTTTTTACTAATCCCACCCTTTGATAAATTCGCTCTGCTCTTTGTAAGATCATTTTGATCTCATTAGGAGGAGCCTCTTGTGGTCTAAATGTATAGTAATCGTCTTTTGTTAATCCTGGGCGACTTCCAGTAAGACCATCTAAACTAGAAAAATCAAGACTATATCTTCTTCCTCCTGCGGTTGCCTTTTCTACCAGAGTAAATTCGTCTAGTGATGCCCCAGCAGTTTTTAAAGCTTCTTGTTTACTTAATAAATCATCACCCCATGTTACATAAGCTTCTGGTGGTGCAGTGTTAGATGTGCCTAAAACTTCCTCTTTTGTTCTTTTTTTATTGGCCATAATTGTTAATTCTAATGTAATGAGATTGTAAAGTGATTACTGATTTAATAATACACTTTATCTATAAATTCCTGTATATACGTCATCATTTGCTCCGTTAACAAACCATTCTGGTCCTCTGTACATATTGCCATTGTTTTTAACCGAGTCTTTAGCGTTGGCTCCTATTATATCATAATCAATAGGTTTTAGGCTTTTATTAAGTTGTCTTGCTAACATATTGGCAATAATTAAAGAACTATAGCGGTCCTTTCGTAATCTTCCTTTTCTTCCTTGTCCTAGTTTAGTTTCTGGTGTGTCCCAGCGATCTCTAGCGTTCGGTCCTTGACTAGTTTGTGTCATGACTATGGTGGTAAGCTCATTTTTTAATTCTTCAATTTCTAATATGCATTCGCTAACACTATCGTATAATGGATTTAAATCTGTTTCCAATATGCTTTTGCCTTCTCTTTCTATAGCTAGTCCTAGAGTTAAGTTGTCAAACGCAGGAAATAATAAAGCCTTATCTTCTAAATCTTTTCGCAACCCGTGATTGGCTTGACTTGTCCATTCAGCTTTTGCAAACTGTATTAATTCTAAAACATGCAATCCTGGTTGATCATCCGTGTCTTTACTTTTATCTTCAATTGTTGGCCAAATTAATATTTCTCCTTCCTCCAGCTTATTTGGATCGTGCAGCGATTCTTCAATAGCCACACCACCTCCTTGAGCGTCCATCCCTATTTTAATGGGCTTAAACGTTTTCATCAAATTTCTAATTTTACGAGCACAGAAACCATAGAAATCATGTTCCGTTATGAGTCCGGTTTTTTGGCGCTCTTTAAAATTAGCTCTATTAGTAGTCCAGCAATACACGATCTTGGAATGCGTCGGATTAACTTCCAATACAACTATACTAAAATTATCTTGCTCACTAGCAGGATCGATACCATATACATATTCTTTATTAGGGTCTCCTTTTGTTATGGCGTCGAACATTACTGGTTTTCCATCTATGATTATTTGGGTGTTGGACACCACGCAACTTTCTATTAAACTTCGTCTAAAAAATCCCTCACTATCTTTTACGAAACATGCAGCATATTCCATATTGTATATACCGCTATGTATTGTAGCTTTAGCTCTACTAACTTGTTTATCATCCATGAATCCTTTTGGAATAAGCTCATAAGGAATTCGAATAATACTATAATCTTTCCAGTTAAAGCTATCAGGAACTTCTCCTTTGAATATGTCTTCAAGTTTTCTTTTGTCCCCTTTGCTTTCTATGATAGCCTTATATCTTTTCCAATAACTAGCAAAGTGTTTAAAGTCATAGTCTGCTGTGCCACTAATTATAGCTTGATTTCCCATTTTAGTATTTAGCACTTCTAGCTCTTCATTCCATATTCCTGCTTCTATCATTGCGTTCTTTTTAGCTTCTTCTTTAACATTTTGAATAGGACTAGCAGATACCGCAGCGAATCCGGAAACTACTGTTTCGTATATATCTGGTGATATGGATGCAAATTCGTCAGCAATAATAATATGTGCTCTCAAACCTCTAATCTTGCTTCCGTCGCCCATAGGGATAGCAATCGTCCAACTGTCACCTAGTCTTATAGTGCATCTGTCTACGTCTCTTCGCGGACCATCGTCGTTACCATTAAAGATACTTCTTAATATCGGACTACTACGCCAAATGGTTTCCATATATTCGAAAATAATTTTACTTTGACGAAACGCGGCGCCTACTACAACTATTTTTGTTCCTGGACAAAATGTACATTTGATAATACAATACAAAGCCATTAAGAACGATTTACCCCAGCCACGACTAGCGATATACATTGGAAATGGTCTTATCCAAAATTCTTGTAATATTAAAATTTGCATAGGATGCAATTCAATATTGAATAAAAGCTTCACCATACTACCAATATACTTTGGATCTTTTAAAACTTTCATCAGATGAAGATCAGGCAGTTCAATATCTCTTTCTGATCTATTGATCATCACATTTTTATTGATTTTAAGTTGACTTACGTCGCCCAGACCTAGCCAAGCGTCATCAAAAGATATCTTATTTAACGATTCAGCCATCTGATTTTTTAACCATTTCTATATAATGTATTTTCTTAAAGATAAATTCAGCTATCTTTTCAGCATTAGACGCGCTACCGCAAAATATAACTTTAATATTATGATTTAGTTGTAGCTCTAAAATATTCTTAATAAGAAAGGAAGGAGTAATCTTAACTTTATCCCACATTCTTTTAGGAACAGTACTTCCTTCTGGATATATTAATAGATCTTCGAGATTAAATTCTAATAATAAAAATGAATATTTAAATTGGCTCAATCGCATCACAACATCTTTGAATCGACTCTCGACAATGTTAGTTGCAAATTCGCTAGAGCTTTTCTTTCTCTCAATAGTTAATATGTGCTCTAAGCCCTCAATACTATAGTCCCCGGTATCTAACTTTTTATGAGCCTTGGTATAGTCGTTAAAATTCCACGGCTGTTGTTCTCTGGTATCTATTATTATGGTAAAGTTATTATAGGTATTATTATTTGTCATTTTTTGGCTTCTGCTTTATTATGTTATAAAAAACGGCCTCATAATAAGTTTCTACACCAGTAATCATTTTATGATGATCTTTACAAAGAGTGATTCCGTTATCTACTTCAAATCGTAGTCCCGGACAATCAGCCCAACGACGAACATGATGAGCATTTAATTTTTTCTTGCTAGAACATCCTGGCCACTGACAAGTATGATTGTCTCTTGCATAAATTTTGTTTCTCCATTTTTTATATTCTGGATCATTAAAGTTCCTAAGCACGAGAGTATAGTTCAATATCAGAACTAACCATATCATGAACTAGTTGTTGAAATGTAATTTTAGGAATCCATTTTAGAACTTTTTTAGCTTTGCTACAATCTCCTTTAAGATATTCAACTTCGGCCGGTCTATAAAGAGACGGATCAATTGTCACATAATCTCTATAATCTTTATTAACAAAAGAGAATGACTCTTGTAAAAATTTTTCAACAGTTTGAGCTTGTCCGGTACTTATAACAAAATCATCAGCTTTATCTCGAACTAGCATTAATCTCATAGCCTCAACATAATCTTTGGCGTGTCCCCAATCTCTTACCGCATTAATATTTCCAAGTTTGAGTTTTTCGTTATGTTCTAGTTTGTTATTAACTAGTCGCCCTATATATTTGGTTATTTTTCGCGTAACAAAGTTTTCGCCGCGACGAGGACTTTCATGATTAAATAGTATTCCGCTACAAGCATGTAATTTATACGCCTCTCGATCTATTTGTACCATTCG